CCCGGCTATGCCGGGTAGCATTACCTCGCGGATAAGCGCGCGGGGTTGAAACCCAAGACCAACAACTGTTGTTACACAGTCGCTAATCAAGAGTAACCTCGCAGTTCCAACACTAACAACTGTCCTATGTGAAACTCATACTAATTAAGGTGTTCTGGTCAGTGCCGAGCCAATATATCTTTCGATATATCAGTTTTGGTAGACTGGGCCAGCTTAAAATAGCTGTGTGAATCATCTGATAAGAGAGTGGTTAGGATCGCGGCCACCGAGGGGTGTCGTACCCCCAGCGTTCGAGAAGGCTAGCACCCTACCTTGGGCGTGGTGGCGTCCCTAGCACTGCGTGAAACTTATATAATCGTTGCTACAATGACTAGATTAAGTACGATAAGGAAGTTAATCCCTATAGTATTAACCTTGTATTGTGAGCAGTACGAAGTATACAGTTCACGTGTAACAGCTTACCTTGATACATTTTCACATAATGTGGACCACCAAGGCTTAGAGCAAACAGTACGAAGGTATAAATTCCTTCGTCTGGCTGTTCTAAGGTACCTTAGTGGGAATCCACTATATGAACTTGAATCGGTAGCGCTAGACTCTTCAGGTTTCCCAAAGGAGCTTTCGTTATGGAAGTCTGACTTAGATAATCCTCTAACTATAAGAGTTCTCCTAACATTGTTAAATGTTGGAAGAGCTTTTAAGTTTAAGGCTATTCTAAAGTTAGATACCATCGAAACTCCTTCAAAGGGAATTCCTCAATCTGAGGACACCATAAAAGTGATCTGTAAGACTCTAGGAGTTTACCCTCAATCTTTGAGTTGGACTGATTTTCATTTCTCTACAAAGAGTGGTCCTAACGGTCCTGCTTTGGCTTCAGCCTTAACTGACTTGGACGCTATAACACCTCAACAAAAGGAAGATATTATCCTTTTGGGTGGGTTAGCGCTTCAAGTAGCTATGACTAAGCCTTATCAGATGACCGGATTAGGATACTCTATGATGGAGATCTGGAGATTAATCCACTCAAAGGCTGAAAAGTATTCTCGTAAGCTTAGTTACTTTAGTGATAAGGAAGGTAAGACACGAGTGATTGCCATTCTTGATTATTGGACTCAGACAGCATTAAAGCCTCTTCATGATGCTTTAATGGGTATATTGAGAAATATACCGTCTGATTTTACCTATAATCAGGATGACTTTCAGTCGTCCTTACCATCTACCGGTCCATACTATTGTTATGATCTTTCCGCAGCTACAGACAGAATGCCTGTAGACTTTCAGGTTAGTGTTTTAACTAACTTGATTGGGAAGGATCATGCTCTAGCATGGAAACGCCTGCTGGTAGGAGAAGCCTTTGTGAACAAAGACTGTGACCACCCGATATATTATCGAGCAGGACAGCCGATGGGAGCATACTCCTCTTGGGCCGCGATGGCACTAAGTCATCACGTAATGGTTCAATTATCAGCAATTAATGCTCAGGTTGTGAAACCTGGTCGTTATTTTCCTGATTATTGCCTGTTAGGTGATGATTTAGTTATTGCCAATCGTGAAGTAGCTCTCCAATATAAAATCTTATGCTCTCAGCTTGATATGCCTATCTCGGATGAGAAAACTTTAGTATCTGAAAAGATGCTAGAGTTCGCCAAACGGATAGTAATATCAGGTACTGAGGTATCAGGTTTTAGTATCGGGGGTCTCTTAGAAACTTGGAAGAAGTATTCACTTCTTCATGAGTTTCTCAGAAACCAAGCCACTCACGGATGGAACTTGCCTATCTCTGAGCACCCAGACTTAATCCGAGCCACATTCAGTTTCTTTAAACGTCCTGCGCAAGCAGAACGGATAATTAAACTGTATATGGTTTATCACTATATAGGGAATTTCATCAGTAAAGTTACTGATGAGACCTCTATATCCTGTGACCGTATTAATGCAGGACACTCGTTGAGAGTGTCTGTGCAACAATACTTCCACAGGACTTTTCCTTTATGGGAGTTTATTTCGAC